GACGAGGACGAGGACGAGGGTGAAGATAGCTTTGAACCTGATTCTGAAACTGACAGCGATGAAGATGCTAAAGATGCCGAAGGCGAAGCTGATGAAGATGCCGACGGTGAAGCTGCTGAAGCTGATGAAGATGCTGAAGCGGATGGCAGCGAAGATCAGGATTCAGACAAGAATGATGAATCCAAAAAGTCTGATAGTGACGCTGATGAAAACAGGGACAATAGCGAGACAGAGGACGGTGAATTTATTCCTTCATCAACTACCGATGAGGAATTCCGCAACCACGAGGAGGCCTTAGTCGAGCAGACCGACATTCGTTCACTCTATCTCACCATTCCGACCCCGAATCTGAAGGATTGCGTGACCCCTGCATCCATTGTCAACAAAGGCATTGCTGAGTATTATGTCAACCAACATAAGAATGGAAAGGCATTGCTGGCGGCGTTTCACAAAAAGAATGACGATTACATCGGACTGCTTGCCAAAGAGTTTGAAATGAGGAAAGCCGCGAAGTCCTACAAGAATTCACGGCAGGCGGAATCAGGTGATATCGATATCACGAAGTTAGCCAGCTATCGCACTGAAGACAACATTTTCAAAAAACTCATGATTGTCTACAAAGGGAAGTCACATGGGTTAGTGCTGTTATTAGATCGTTCATCTTCGATGGAGTTGAACATCGTGGGGGCCACCGAACAGGTTTTGATTCTGGCACTCTTTTGTCGCAAGGTCAACATTCCGTTTGTTGCCTACACATTCATGGATAATAACCGTGCCGCGAATGATTATGACTTCGGGAATGATCGATGGGCAGGTATGAAGCCATTCAGCCAGAACCCTGGAGAGTTTGCAACCTCAGAGATTGCGTTTCGGGAAATGCTGAATTCTTCAATGCAACCGTTTGAATTCAACCAATCGGTGTTGAATCAATTACAATTAGCGGATGGACTAGGCAACCGACGTAAAGAAGTCACTGGATATAGTCGCGGCCGTAGAAGCAGACGGTCCAGATCGTATTATATGATGGGTGAACCCAACTTTCCCGCCCACGAACGAATGGGGTCGACCCCGTTGATCGAAGCCCTCGTCATCTTGCGGGACATGATTCGGATATTCAAGTCCAAACATCACTTGGATATCGTGAATGCTATTATCGTCCATGATGGGGAAGCCAACAGTAATCCTGTCTTCCATGAAGAAGGTCGAACGGTTCCTGCCCAAAAATTTGATCGGGTGGGGGTCATCGCCGAAAATCAATTGTTTGACACTATAAAGGATCGGGTGACCCTTCTCGATAAGAAAGAACGAGTCTCGTTTGTGTGTCCTTCAGAATCAGGAGGACTACGAACTGCCTTGCAAATCTGGATACAAACCACAACGGGGTGTGGGGTATTTGGTTTCTATATTCTCGGTTCCAAACAGACTGAGTTGCAGGATGCGTTGGGAAGGATGTATGTGAACGAACTGGGAATTCCCCTGGGTCATCTGACCCACACTGATAGCGAAACCTCAGATCGTCGAATCATGCACGGCATCTTAGCGACGAAGCTTGAGAATGAAAAATTTCTTGAGTCGTATGTCAAGGGGTACACGCGATTCTATTTTCTTCCGGGTGGAGGAAACCTGAAAACCGAAACCGATACACTGGTCAACACCGGAAAATCTAATACGTGGACGGGACGTAGTTTGTTGACGGCGTTTGTGAAAGCCAACAAGAAACGTGTCGTGAGCCGTGTATTAGTGAGCAGGTTTATCGATCAGATCGCAGTACATTGACCCTGGAAGGGTCAAAATGGGCTGGACGTGCCTTTGTATGACCGGCCCATTTTGACCCCTCTCAGACCGTCCTAGGAGGTGTGCAGAAATGAACGAATTGTCCAGAATTGTACACATTAGAATTCTCTAATGTTACCCCCAACCCCTTGACATTTTCTGTGGTTGTGCTAAACTTATAGAGTTAGTTTTAATAATTGGAGCATTGTGATATGAGAGACAGCAAAGCATTATATGAAAAGTGGGTTGCCCTTCTAGTTGCTACAGGTAAGTCTGTGGTCACTATTGAGGATATCCGCAAGATCATGTCAGAGAATGATCTGAAAATGCCACAATGGTTTACGAAGGATATGTCGGTCCGTGCGGGCCGCGGTAAGTATCATGTGCCGTTCACCAAAACAACTCCTACCGTCAAAGAGGGTCCTAGCATGAATGAATCCGTCCAACGGAAGAGACCGTCAAAGTCGGCTGCACCCGTAGTATCCACCGTGGTTGAATTGAATCCCACACTCGAAAAGATTGCCCATCCGCCGAAACTTCGGATCGCGTCTATGACGACCGATATCGAGGAACAGGGTATTGTGCCGCCCGTCTACAAAAACTACCGACCATTCGGTAACTTTGATGACCTCAAAGCGATTATCGCGTCCAAACAATTCTATCCGGTGTTTATCACAGGTCCCTCTGGTAATGGCAAGTCTATGTCAGTGGAACAGGCCTGTGCCAAGCTTGGGCGTGAATTCATTCCCGTACCGATGACCGCAGAGACCGATGAGGGCGACCTCCTTGGTAACTATGTGCTTATCAATAATGAAATGGTATGGCGCGATGGGTCTGTGACTGTAGCCGCGCGACGAGGTGCGGTAGTCTGCATCGATGAGGTAGACTACGGTGCACAAAATTTGTCGTGCTTGCAGCGAGTGTTGGAAGGGAAGCCGTTTCTCCTCAAGAAGAAAGGTGAGATTATCACCCCCGCGAAGGGATTCCAGATCATTGTCACCGCGAACACCAAAGGCAAAGGGTCTGAGGATGGACGGTATATGTTTACCAACGTCCTCAACGAATCCTTCCTTGAGCGATTCCCCATCACCTTTGAACAGGAATGGGCCCCGAACGAGATCGAACTGAAAATCATCAAAGGGGAATTGGATGACGCAGGACGATCTGACAATGAGTTTGCCAAGTACCTTGTGACTTGGGCAACGGTGGTACGGAAAGCCCACGACAATGAAGCCGCCTTGCAGGAAGTCATTTCGACTCGCAGATTGGTGCATATTGCTCGCGCCTATCCGATCTTCAACGGCGACAGGCTGAAGTGCATCACATACTGTCTGAATCGCTTCGATGAACTGACCAAGCGAGCCTTGATCGACTTGTACACCAAGTTGGATGTCAGTGTTGTTGTGGATAACGCAATGGAGAGTGCCGGTCAGGCTCCTTCACTCGCTATCGATCCTGATATAGACCCTGATGACCTGAACACCTAAAAATAGTTCTTGACAACAGGTAGCTTTTATGTTATCATATCACTTGAATGTGCGCTCGTTGGGTATAGGAGGTGGGTTATGTAAGTCATAACTACTCAGATTTATTGTTATGGAGGTTCGGTCGCGCTCCTTTTTCTGCGGCTGGTTATCAAAGTGAGGTTTCTATGTCTACTGTTTCAGCAAAGTCCAAAATTCTTCGTTTCTTGAGCAAGACCGAGGGGTATAATACCCTTAGCGTTGCCCAGGCACAAGCCCGTTTTGGCATCAAGAACGTGTCTACCGTGATCGCCCAGCTTCGTGCGGAAGGCTATGCCATCTACACGAATTCGAAGCGCCGCGGCGACGGCAGTCCCGTCAATGTGTATCGCTTGGGTCGACCGTCTGCGGCATTCGCTCAGACTTGTACCATGCGTGGTGTGTCAGCAAAGGGCGCGAACTAATCACGTAGTTCGATCCGCTCGTGTGGTGGAGGCCATCGCAATGGTGGCCTCCACCTTTCTTTGTCAGGAGACTTCATGACACCCAAAAGAATATCCACAACACCCTCCGGCGATGACATCATAGTGAAGCAGGCCATGGAAGTGTTGCTCACCAGGCACAAATTCAATTGTCAAGTTATGTTTCCGCTCGATCATGGAGTGGCTGAGAATGCCACATTCGATCAAATGATCGATTATGCCTCTGACTCGTTCCGTATTGGTATGCGGAACTACATGCTTCAGGGGTACAAGGCTGCTGAAACCTATCATTATGTCCCTGCAACGTGGTGGGATCATTTCAAAACTGAAAAATTTCCCCGTTGGGCACTTGACCGCTGGCCGGTAAAATACGACAAACTTCTCAGACAAGCCTACCCTCTTTGTCCTCATGGCGCCGTCAAGTGGCCCCATGCCGATCATATTCGCTTTTTGTACTATGGAGATGAAAATGTTCCGAAATAAATGGGATTTGAGATTCATTGAACTCGCTCGCTACATCAGTACGTGGTCCAAAGACCCTTCCACCTGCGTAGGGGCTGTGATTGTGGATAAAAACAACAGAGTAATAAGTCTTGGTTATAATGGGTTTCCACGAGGCGTCAAGGATACTCCCGAACGCCTCAATGACCGAGAAGTGAAGTATTCGATGGTGGTTCATGCGGAAATCAATGCTCTGCTCTTTGCCACACAACCTCTTGACGGTACCACACTTTACCTATTTCCATTTCTTTCGTGTTCTAAATGTACCGCAATAATAATAAACTCAGGAATAAAGCGCGTGGTGGCCCCACTAAACTTCAATCCCCGATGGGAGAAGTCTATTGAATTGAGCCAAACGCTGTATCACGAGGCCGCAGTGCAAGTGATCCTAATTCCAGGTCTTGTTGAAAAAACAGGTACCGCATGAGTTACATAGGTGAAGAACTCCTCTGGGTGGTTGCCTTGTTCCTCATTACCCTAGCGGGCGTTGAGTTAATGGCCCGCTTCTTCGGGTCTACCAAAAAATAACGATGCTATATATTACTAATGACTTTATCATTCTTACTGGGAGGTTGACGTGGAAATAAAAATCGACATCGAGCAACTACGCAAGCAGCGCATCTTCATTGCCACCCCCATGTATGGTGGAATGTGTTGCGGTATGTACATGAAGTCCTGTTTGGACCTCCAGACACTCTTCCAGCAATACGGCATCACCTCTCGGTTCTCCTTCATCTTCAACGAGTCGCTGATTACTCGGGCCCGTAATTATCTTGTGGACGAATTCCTGAGAACAGATTTCACCCACCTCCTCTTCCTTGACGCCGACATTCACTTCAATCCCCAGGATATTATTGCGATGATGGCTCTGGATAAGGAAGTGATCGGGGCACCCTATCCGAAGAAGGCACTCAACTGGCACAACATCGCGGCCGCGGCCCGCAACCATCCCACCCTCGACCCCAAAGAGCTTGAGAATGTCGTGGGTGACTATGTGTTCAATGTCGTGAAAGGCACTGAACGCTTCCAGGTGTCTGAACCGTTGGAAGTGATGGAGATTGGTACAGGTTACATGCTGGTCAAGCGTGAGGTGTTCCCGCTCTTTGCCACCGCCTATCCTGAATTGAAGTATCGACCTGACCATGTGGGGCAGAAGAACTTCTCAGGAGACCGGTATATTCACGCCTACTTTGATACCGTGATTGATCCTGTCAGTGAACGCTACCTCTCTGAGGATTATATGTTCTGCCAATGGTACCGCAAAATCGGTGGGCATATCTGGTTGTGCCCGTGGGTCCAGACACAGCACGTTGGGACGTATGCGTTCACCGGAAACATGGCAAAAATTGCTGACTTGACTGGGAAACTCTAACATGATAATCGGCCTCGTGGGGTTTATAGGGAGTGGCAAGGGCACCGTGGGTGAATTACTGGTGCAGGATCACGGGTGCATACAAGACTCCTTTGCGGCACCACTCAAAGATGCGGTCGCCAACATCTTTGGGTGGGACCGGCAGATGCTTGAAGGGGTGACAAAAGCCTCGCGGGAATGGCGAGAAGTCCCTGATGAATTCTGGTCTAAGGCATTCGGATACGACCTCACCCCACGACTGGCCTTACAACTCATGGGTACAGAAGCGGGTCGTAATGTGTTCCACCAAGACCTCTGGGTGGCGAGTCTGCTCAATCGCTGTGGTCAGCGGGGTGGTGATACGGTCATTACTGATGTGCGGTTCAAGAACGAGGTATCTGCGGTTCAAAAAGAAGGTGGGATTGTGGTGCGTGTCAGGCGTGGGGCTGAACCATATTGGATTTTGACTGCCGAACAAGCAAACGCAGGGGTTCAAAATTCCATCAATGTTATGAAAGGTCTGGACATCCACCAATCTGAGTGGGATTGGGTAGGGTGCCCCATCAATCACACCATTTACAATGACGGTACACTTGCCGACCTGAGAGATAATGTGCGCTTCCTGATTGAAAATCAAAATGTCTTCTTGACTTCTCTGTAAGTCTGTGCTACACTATATCATTATTCACTTGTGAGGTCCCTATGAAACTGTCAGACAACACACTCGACGTGCTCAAAAATTATGCCAGCATCAACACGGCGCTCATGTTCCGCAAGGGCAACTTGTTGAGGACGGTCAGTAAGGAAAAGACGATTTTGGCAGAAGCCACAATCGATGAGGACATTCCTACCGACTTTGGTATTTTTGAACTCAACCAACTCCTCTCCATCCTCTCGCTACATAAAACAGCACCAGAGATCACGATTGACGGAAACGATGTTATCATCAAGGGATTTGAGGATCGCAGCCGAATCACGTACCGTTGCTGTGATGTGTCGAACATTAAGACCCCACCAGACAGCAACATCAAGGTACCCTCCGAAGATGCCGCATTCCTCTTATCAGAGGGGGACCTTGCATGGATCACTAAGTCTGCTAGTGTCTTGGGGTGCCCAAACATTGCGGTGGTTGGAAAGGATGGTTTCCTCTCCTTGTGTTTGTTGGACGGGCAGAACGATTCCGCCCATTCCGACACATTGAAAGTCGAAGTCCACACTGGTCCTGATTGCTTCTTCATGTTCAAGATGGAGAACTGGAAGATGATGCCAGGTACCTACAAGGTCACTGTGTCCTCAAAGGGTGTGGCACACTTCGAAAACACGGCTCGCAAGTTGCAGTATTGGATCGCATTAGAACAAAAGGCAAAGTAATATGAGCATCAAACATGTTCTCTGGACTGAGAAGTATCGTCCTCAGACTGTGGC